AGTTTCCCACTTGAGACTAGACCATTTCTAATAGAACCTTGACCTGCGTTGTAATCAACAGACAAAAGTTTTGACGATGAACTTGCAAGAACTTCGTAGAAATCAGGTGATGCTAAGAACCATCTACCTTCTTCTGGAATGTTCTGTTCGTCAAGCAAACGAGCCATGTGCGAAAGCACATCAATAGGATCGTGTTCACTTGATGCAAAACCGATGTCAAGATTACCAGTTCCATCAAATGTGCCTGCTGCTAGGTCAGTAGCGTTGTCAGAACCAAGAATGTGGTTAGGACTTGATGCAGATACACCTGAGAACATAGTAGCAATTACACCTTCATCATAAGCATCACGAAGAGCGTATGCTGCAGATGAACTAGCTACTTCTTTAAAGTTCACATGAGACATTGAAGTTTCAATATCATCAACGATGAATTTAAATGCGTTAGCTGTATCAACTACAAGAGTCAACTCTTGATCAGTTAATTTAGTTGCTGTAACGTCTGCACCACGTTCGTACTGGTACACAGTGATTTCAGGTTCTTTTATAATCTTTACGGAATCTCCGAAAGCGGCAATCTCACCAGCGTAATCTGTGTTGGTGATCGCTTCTACAACCGAAGCCTTTCTAAAGAAGTTAAGAACCTTTTTAGAGTAGACTGCAGGAAGGAAAAACGAATTATTTTGACCACTTACGGAGTTCGCAAAGTTAGCGTTAGTATCGGTACTTGGTTCAAAGTACTGATCTGATTGGTTATAAGCCATTTTACTTCTCCATTATTTTATCAAATTAAAAGTTAGTTTTTATTTAACTACTCTGCCTTCGTGAATTGCTTTTCCGATTTCTTCTTCGTACTTGTCAAAATCTTGAATAGACATTGCAGCTATTTCCCTTTCAGTCCAAATTTTTTCTTGCTGTGGTTCAACGGCTGTTGTTTTAGTTGAAACCATATCAGCAGCAGATTTATTGGACTTTTGAGTTTTAGGCTTACGAGCTGTTTTAGCTATACCCATATCTCTTTTATATAAATCTAAAGCACGACTTGCGAGATCACCATCATTAGAATTTTTATATATCCAATCTTGAATTGATTCAGGTTGAGATTTAGCCCAACTATGAAACTCATCACTATTTCTAATATCTTCAAAATCAGGATGATTCTGTGTCAATTTAGAATGTGCTTCTTTAGCAATTAATTCTGTTTCACGTTCTTGTAACCGTGCTAATCGTTCTTCTAAGGTTTTAGTCTTTTCAGAACTTTGCATGTGTGCTACAGTTTCAACTACTTCGTAAACATCTGGATATTGTTCTCTAAACTTTTCTAGTTCTTCTGGAGACTTTGGAGCTTTATACTCAGGCATATTTTTAGCTGCCTGTTCTAAAAGTTCTTGTTCTCTAGATTTAAACTCGTTAAGTTTAGAATCGTAATGTGATTTTAAATCATCATATCTTTTTTTGTAATCAGGTGAACTTTTCGTTTCCTTTTTACTTTGCTTTGGTTCTTCCGAAGATTCAACTTTTGATTGAGGTTCTTCAAAGAATGCACCGTCAGCAGATACAAACGGCTTATCTTTCTTGTTATGCCAATCTTTATCAGCGTTATAAGGGTTTGCTTTTTTTGCTTGTGTTGCCATTTCTTACTCCTACTCAGGGCTTTCTCAACAAAGTGGCTGCTAATGTCGACTTATGCAGGGTTTGTTTTTTGTAAAGGTAGCCTTTCGGTTTATGTTATGATAAAGGGCTTAGTAAACTAAGGTGGCTTTATCGTTATTGCAAACGTGGGTTAGTAGACATCATACCTTTTTTGATTTCATCTTCAGCTATGTCTTCATCGACAGGCTTTCCAAATCTATCAACTTTAGTTTCTTCTACTTCACCACCTTCTTGCATTTCTTGTCTTCCTGCATCAGCTTGCATTTCAGCATCTTTCATCATACTTTGTAATCTGTCTGCGCCTATTTGCTCTGTTGCTTTTGCAGTAAAAACAAACTCACCATCCGATAACCTTGCAGGTATCGAATCGGAGACTCCAGAACCCGGACCTTCAACTGGTCCTGATCCTGCGAATTCTGTTGCTGTGTCCATAACTTTGTCAAATACGACACTAAGTTCTGGTTCAGACTCTAATTTATCCATTAAAAATTTTTGTTCTTCTGGAGAAAGAGATTGTTCTACGATAAAGTCTACATATCCATCTTCCATTTCTTTATCTGACTCCATCTCTGCAGTTATTGGAGATACGGAAATACCTAGACCTACCATTTGTTTGTCTACTTCTTTACCTTCCGCATAAGTGTAACGAGTCTTAGCAGGCTTCATTACTTTTCCGCCTTTTGCTAATAAACCTCTTGCTTCTTCTTCTGAAACACCTTCCTCTAACATTTTTATGTCAGTTTCTAATTCATCTATATATGATTCTAAAAAATCTTCTTTATCAATTTGACTATCGTCAACTGCAGTTTTTTTTAAATCTTGTAAATCTCTTTCAGCTTTTACTAAATCTTCTTTCATTCTATCTAATTTAATTTCATCTTTATTTGTTAAACCAGATTCGTTTGCAATTTTTCTTTTAGTAGATTTAGACATAGCTTTTTTTGTAGCTTTTGCTAAAACACCACCGACAGCTTTTCTTTCTCTAACTCCTCTACCTATAAGTACATCAGCAAAAGTTGTTTCACCGTCTTTATTAAGGTCTGGAAATTCTTTTTTCTTTGCCATATTATCTCTCTTTAAGTGTTTGTCTGACTACGCTAGGCAGGTTCTCTAAGCGTACCAGAGAATTGATCTTCCCCTGACTGCGGAATATTTCCTGTTCCGATGTTGCCACCACCAGTGCCTGTAACTCCAATGTCTTGAGGTGGTTGAGGTATTCCTCCAATGCTTCCCATTGTTTGCTGTTGACTATCGGGTTGAGTTTCTGGGCTTGTTTCTTGTTGAGCATTTTGCATTCCTATTATCTGAGCCATGATAGCTGCTTCTTCAGGATCGTTGAGTATTTCATCTGGATCTAAATCTAAGCTATAGGCTAGTTCACTTACAAGTTTAGAAATCTTAACAAACGGAGCAATAGCAGGACTTTGTGCAGTTTGTAAAAACATAGTTAGTCTTTGACTTCGTACTTCTTTTTGCATCAAGCTATTTGTTCCAGTAGCTTTAACTTCTAAATCACCTTTCACATCTATAGAATCTTCTAAGAATTGCATATTCCATTGAAAGTAGGATTCACCTAAAGGCTTCAATAAAAAATCATCTAGGTTTTTAACAACTGTTTTTATATTTAAACTAGAAGCACCTAATAGCATTGACATACCAGAAGCTGTTCTTGTCATACTTTGAACACCTGTTTGTCCGTGACTGTAACTAGGTATTCCAGTTTGTTCGTCTGCAAGTTGTCTAAACTTATCAAACATCATCATATTTTCTTGTGCTGTATTAGGAAACTTTAAACCATATATAGATTGTCCGGGCATCCCAGACTGTCTACGGAATATTTTTCCGGGATATATTTCCATTGATTGTCCACCGACTAAAGCAGACTCATCTACATCAAAAACAATAGAACCTGCTAGAGCTAAGTTATCTATAGCCATTCTAGCGTGTCCGTTCATAATCTGTTGAGAATCATTCATGTTCTCAGCAACACCAATACCAAAGAAGTTGTATGGGTTTCTTTCATAAGGGAAAGCATTGTAAGGAATACGATAAGGTGTAAACGGATTAATAACTGCTCTTAACAGTTTACCACCTGTAACCCAAGCATTGATCTGTACTTCATCTAGATCATCTACTTCTTCACCTAGTTCTATTCCTACTTCTCTAGCATACTCGGCATCCATAATTCCCCAATATTCGAGAACTTCGTAGTTAGAGCTATACTCTTCTTCTGTAGTATTATTGTCTTTTAATTCATTTTCAAAATGTTTTTCTTCGTAGTTCGGACCCATCTGTAAACATTCACGAATAGCATCTTTATCAAAGTAAGGCATGTTACGAAGTTGTCGGAGTTGACTACGGTTCATCTTATGTCGATGGATAACGTATTCACACTCTTCTATATTAGTAGCTGCAGGATCAGGATAGAAATCCCAACAACTTACAAATTCTATTCTTGGTACTTTAACTTCTAAAGGATTATAAGATCGATTACCTTCTTCGTCTGTATCCCACTTATGTAATTTCTTATTAAAATTAAAAGGACCTTTAACAATACCTGTACCAAGCAGAGAAGCTTCAAGTAAAGCATTTCGTATTTCTGATGATCCGTTAGACTCTTCTATTTGATCATGAACTAATTTTTCCATGCGTCTAGCAGCTCTTTGTGCAGGAGAAATTTCAGGCATCTGAGGTGTCGGAGCTTGTCCTTCTACCAAAAATCCTTTTTCTTCAGCTTGATCTTCAATACTATCTTCAAACATTCCACTACCAAAAGTAGCTCCTGCTTTAAGAGTACGACCATCTCCTTCATATCCTACATCATAAGGATTTTCTTGCGGAGGATCTTCGAGTCTATTACCTATGTTATCAGGTATTTCTATATTTGGTGATGGGTTTTGAGTATCTAAATAAGCATTAGCTTTTTCACCTTCAGGTATTTTAGTTTCTGCTATACCTATAGGAAACTTACCAGTTCCAAATATAACATCTACAAGCTGACCAAAAGCAGCAAGTACTTTTGTTTTCGTAACTTTTACAAAGACTCTAGATTTTTCAGACTCTCTAAACTTAACATTCTTTTTATAAAGACCACGATAGTTTTCATATGCTGTTAGCCAACGTTGTTCGTCAACGCTGCGTGCGTCTTCTGCAGCAAGAAAACGATCTTCTACAATACCAACTAAATTAGTACGTTGGTCTAATTCTAATTTTAAAGTCTTACCTGCTTCACCTTCAACATCTTCGTAAATGTTGTTGGCTGACAAGAAAGTATTTTCATTTTCTGCCATGTACTAATATCCAAATGTTGAGTCAGCAGGTTGGTAGATATCCGTTTTTATCTTTAGCATCCTATCATAAGGATGATCTAATCTAGGTCTGCTCATTAACATATATCGCAACGCATCGTAAGCATGGTCTGAAGCTTTAGTATCTACGTCTTCAGAATTAGTTTTAGATAAAGGCAAACTTTGTAGCTCTCTAATTAAATTTTGACAAGAGTTAAATATTTGTAATTTAGGTCTACCTGTGCTTGCACTTTTTCTAAGATATTCGTGTATCTGTACTTTTCCTGCTATTCTATTTTTATCAGCTCTTCTTAGCTTATGTCCTTTTTGAGTAAGGATTTCACCAATAGTAGGACCTGAATAACCTGTCCTAGCCCAAGCTGCTGTATCTAATACTCCATATATAGAGCGTATTTCGTGCTGTTCCATTTCTGTTATTTTGGAAGCCAATGCTAAACCTGTTAGACCTTTTTGGTATAGTTCTCTATATATAATAATGGTCTTGTCTTCAGGATCAACAGCAGCCCACAAACAACAACTTTCTGCAGCATAACCATAATCAACTCCTTTAAATCTTTCCCACCAAGATGGTATATCAAAAGGTGTTACAACATGGTTTTCTGTTTCAAACTCTGCAAACGCTGCTCCTTCCGCAATATCCCAATTACCTTCAAGTAATTGTTTACGTTGAACAGCAGGTAAAGAAGAAAGCATTCTTTCATATTCACCATCTTCTGATAAGTAAGGATTATCTTGAAGTCTAGCAGGAATAAATTTCCTAGTTAAACCATCTTTACCTACAAAAGATTTGTTATACTCAAAAGCTTCTACATATCTTTTCTTTACCCAATGTGCGCCAATGCCTCCCGGATTTGCCGTACATCTTAAATAAGTCTGTAAGTCAGGATCTGTTGTTCTTAGTCGTGATGCTAAATAGTTCCAACCAAACTCTGTTGGTAAGTGTGTTATTTCGTCAAAGCCTATCCAACTATATGCTTGACCTTGATAACGATATACATCTGCATCTTTTTCTAAGAAGCCAAACTCTATCTTTGCTCCGCTTGGAAAGTTCCAGAGTTTTTCTACTTCTCTAAACTTTGCGCCCGGAAATGCTTTCGGATAAAGTTCTCTTGACTTATCAATTAATTCTCTTAATTCAGGCATTGACCTTCTAAGTATCAATGCTCTGTGTACAGGATTGTGACAAGAGCGCAATGGATCAATTAACATTGCAAAACTTTTACCACCTCCTGCAGCTCCACCATATAAAACATCTTTTTCTGGTGCAGCTAAAAAATCTGTTTGAGGTCCGTCATTAGGCATGAAAGCCACATACGAACCTGTACTATCTAAATGTTCTTGTATTGCATCAGGAAGAGTTTTACTTTCTTCTTCCGTTATAACATTAGAAGTTAGAACTTTTGTTTCTTTGTCAAGTTCTTTTTTAACTTTAGCTAACTTCCTTGTTAGCTTTTTAGCTTTTACTGCTTTTCTTTTTAACTTTCTTTCAGCTTGTAGTGCTGCTTTGTCTGCAGAAAGTTCTGAGTTTTTAGGTCTACCTGCTTTTAATCTAGGTGAACCATCCTTCTTAAGTATATAGTTCCCTTTAGAATCTGTCAAGTATTTTTTATTTTTTTCTACCATATACTTTGTCTACATGCTTTTTTAAGCCTGCTCTACTCATACTTTTACCAGTTTTATACTCTAACCAGTCTACACCGACACCTAAACTTATTTCTCCTGCGTAAACAGATTCTGATACTTCTTTTAAAAGATCTACTTCTTCGTGGTTTGGTTTTAAATAACCTGCTATGTTTTTATCTATTTCATAACCAAAAGGAATAGTAGATGTTTTTCTTTTAATATAACCGTCTGGTATTAAACTTAACTCCATTTACTAAACTTCTCCACAACTTTTGCCCATAATTCAGGTTTCTTTCTTTTTACTACGATAGCAGCTACTAGAACTGCAAAACCTACCATAATTATTATGTCCATATTACTCTTCTCCTCTTATCTCTGTGTATTCTGTTTTTACTGCTTCCATTGGTGCTTTATCAGGCATAAGAAATATACCTCCTGCTGCTTTATGAGTTACATCTAACTTATCTACTTTAGAAACTCCTACTCTATCAAGTAAAGTAGTGGCAGCAGCTAACTTATTATTAGCTTGTATTACTGGTCGGTCTGCTTCCATAATTTCTACAACCTTAAAAGCTGCTTTAGGTGCAGAGTTTGCTAAGATCTCTTGTGTTATTTCTAGTATCTCTGTTTTTAAAGCCTTTACTATTTGAGAATAGTGTCCAGTATAGCCTGCTAGATCTGCTGCTTTCTTAGAATCTCCTTGTGTATCTACTAAATGTTCTAGAAATGCTTGTTGCTTTTCAGTTAGGCTTCTAGTTTGTTTATTGTTTGTGCTTGGTAGTACTGACATTCTTTTAAAATCTCTATAGTGTTTGTGAAAGACATCATTAAAGTATATAGCCATATAGAAGTTTTGTCAACTTTATTTTCTATAGCCCTTGACAAACTTAAAAATTAACTATATAATAACTTATGTGCCGAGCAGGTCACATATGTAGTCTATGGAGTCTTTAATAGGCGCAGATATACCAGTTAGATCTGGTTAACTACTAAAACTTCTAAAAATGTATGATCAGTACATAGATATATAGTGGTATGGGTATGGTCTTCTGCCCACCCACTAAAAGGAATCTGCTCATCAGATACCACCTATCAGTAGCTCCCTTTTTTTATTGATAGCTTAATTAGCTGAAACAATAATTTTTTATATTACAGCCTTTGTAAACTACAACTCTTTACAGTTCTTAATTATTTCAATTAAAGATTTCTCAAATTACCATAATTCTACTATATTAGCTTTAGAATCTTTTTCATAGGCTTGGCAAGCATCAGAATCTTAAAGAAATCTTTAAAATACTTTGTAACTTCTAAATCTTCTAAAGCTGTAATAAAAAATTATCGCAAGCTTCTGGCTCATTACAGTACGAGGACATATTAGAAAACCTAACCGAGCTTTCTAAGTAAAGATTTGCTTGGGACAATAAGCTTGCTTTGTTTCAGCTTAGGTCTTCCACATTTTGTTAGTGTTAAATTAAACCTCCGCCTATTTTTTGATACAATGAAATCACTTAAAAAGCAGTTTTCATGTTTATTTACTTTAGAAGTTTGTGAAGTAAAAAGATTCATTTGATATGTAAAGCCTGTTTAAAATATCATTATCTGATGAGCATCTGAATACTTCTGCGATTGTTTGGTTTTAAGCAAATAATCATAACAAACTTCTTGAACCTTACAATAACTACAGAATTAGTACTGTTTCGTTCTAAGAAACTGATAATTATAATTCCCTCAAGGTTAATTCCTTTGCGATTCCAGAACAAAACTAGAAAAAACATTTAAAGTTTTAAAGTTTTTCTAGTTAACGATAACATAGTATTGTAATATGCAAATGTTTCACATTTTAAAAAGCACAAAATGTAAAAAAATTGAGGTAAAGCTCTTCAATTTCAAGCATTTGCATATTAAAATCCTTGATGTTTTGTATTGTTCTTTTAAATCGCAAAGGAATATAACATGAGAGAAATTCTAATAACATTTTCTAACAACGAAACAGTAGTAATTCCTACTTATTCTATGGTTCAAGAAGTTATTAAGGCTTATTTGCTTAAAAACTTTTTAATCGCAGGATTCAGATGCTCATCAGCTTCTGATTTTAAACGGCTTCAATCTCAAATTGAAGAACTTCAACTAACCTATAAAGGTAAATAAACATGAAAACATTAAGTGATTTCATTGTAACAAAAAATGCAGACAAGTCTGCCGGATTTAACGCTAACAAAATGTCAGGAAGACCTTGCACTAGAAAGCAAGCATATTGTGTAGCAAATTTCACATTAGAAAGCTTTATTCAGAAGGTTTTCGAATCTGACCCTCGTGAAAATGAGTCAGAATCAATGAAAAAATCTTTCAATAATAGAATTAAAGCTAGAGTTTCTAAAGTTCTTTTAGATGATAAGAAATTTGATTCTGATGCTTGCCAAGCATATTTTGAGGATAATTCTAAAGCTCTTCCTAAAAGAATTATGGTTAAAGTAACTAAATCTTTTAAGGAACATAATCAAGAAAAGACTCCAGTTGATATGTTTTTAAAGGTTGTTGCAACTAAATTATAAGATTTAGTTACTAATTAAGCTCTCTTTTTAATTAAAGGGAGCTTTTTTTATGTTTAAATTAGAGCAGATTCATTTTAAGAATTTTCCAGGTCTCATATGTCTTCTTGTCGAAGTTTGCATTCACAAACATACAATTCATACCTGAAGAGAACTGGAAAATTCGGGTGGGCATTTATAACTGAGATAAACTCAGCTCTTTATATGACCATACCCATACCTAAATTTAATTATATGAGTTAATAACGCCTTGTAAAAACCGCCTGAGTACTGAACGAGTTGCTGTTAGTAACTTGTCTATTCCTTGTGTATAAGTATGTATAACTTGTGGATAACTTATTTTTCATTTAAAATTTACCCAGAATATTATTAAGTTTTAGAAGTTTTAGAAGTTTTCAAGCAACTACCACTGAATACCTCAACTCCAAACATATAACCTTTTTAATCTCCGTAGATTATACAGGTAATCCTTATATCGTGTCAAGTGTTTTGCGTAATTATTATTTTAATTAGTGTCTTCGGCTATTGTTATTCGTGCGTGGAACCTCTTGACAAAACCGACTTCGGTGGTAAACTGGTTGCACCCAGCCCTTGCTGGGCTTAAATAAAATTCTTACCTAAGGAGGTAAGCTTATGACCGAAGAAGAAGAGGATAAGAAAATTGCACTCGACTATGGTGAAAGCCATGAAGAGATAGGCGCAACAATGGACTTTGTAGTTTGGTTTCAAGACAAGCATCCAGAGAAACAATTCTGGACTGGGAAGGAACATCAATCGATACTTGACTTGTTCAGAGAACATATAGTATTATTATCGTTGTCTAAGAACAGAGCAGTATCAAGACAAGAGGCAGTTAAATTTATTATAGAGAGGTGATGTATGATGTTATTAACAGGTTATGATAGTAAGAAACAAATGAAAGAATGTATTGGACAACCTTTACAATACCAAGAAACTTCTATATTTGGTCCTGAGTATAAATCAAATGGTACATTTGTAGGTGCTAGAAGACCTCATCTTTTAGGTGGTGGTAGAGAGTTCTTTGCAAAGGTAACCATGAAAGATGATTTAATTTTAAAGGTAGAATAATTATGATTAAACAATTTCTAAGTTTCGAGATGGCTCAGAAACACTTAAGTTCTTTTAAAGTAAAGTGTAAGAACAGGAGTCTTGCTTATAAAGACAAAGTGTTTTTATTTGAGAATCGTTCTAAAAGCTTTTATGTCTTTAGAACTTGGTGTCATACATATGACAAATACATTTGGAATGTTCAACTATTACCTAAGGAGGTATCATGAGTAGATTCAATCACAGTAACTTTAGTATTCAAGGTGGTCAAGGTTTTCAGATTACATTTGAGAATGGCTATACTGTATCTGTACAGTTTGGTCAGTATCATTACTGTTCAAATAAAAATCTTAAACTAAATGATGATGTATACACAAAGGATTGTCGTAATGCTGAAACAGCTATCTTTTATAAAGACACCCATCCTTTTCATAAACATAAAGGTGATGATGTTCAGAGTTATCAAAGTCCTAAAGAAGTTTTAGAAACTTTAAAGTATGCAGAGAGTTTACCTAATCCTGAAGAGGAAGCTTATGATATTTGGGAAGGAGCTGAAGATACTGACGAATTAGATAAGAAAGTTTCTGGTATTAAAAGAGGAGATATAGATATGAAAAACTACTAAGTTTAATTGCGCACGTAACCACTTGACAAACTTCTCGGCATCTGCCAGAATTTGTTGGTCGGCACTTGCTGACTATAATTTAACATTACTTAATGAGGAGGGCTATTATGGCTCACAATAAACACAAAAACTTTATCACTTATTCAGCACGAGGTAGTGATACTACAACTTCAATTAAAGAAGCACCTTTATCAGTACAGAACTTATGGTTTGAAGGTTCTAGAATTGGAGCAAGCATTATACGAGTTCGTTCTCACAAGAACAGACAAGGTTACTCATCAGGAGATACCTTTCATGCTTACCACAAAGACAGAACTTCTGTGTACATTCCTAAAGCTACACCAAAACGTAACAGACAGCTTAGTTTTAAAGCTACTGTTGGTCTTGGTAAAGTAAATCCTACAATGCAAATCCTTGAGATGCCCATTGCTTGTGATATACAGCCTTGCTTTAGAGCTGTCAGAGAAGCTGATACAGGCAATCGTCTTGTAAATGCTATCTTTAGTTAAAAAAAGCAACAAGCTTTATTACCCAGTCTTCGAGACTGTTCCACCATAGCTTGCTCTGTGAGTCTGCCTAACAATGTAATGTAGAGTTGTTAGGGTGACTATAAAAGCGCATCTACTAGTGGTGACAGACACTATAAAAACCGATGGTTATGTTGCTGTTGGAGGAGTTAGTAGTTACTTCGGAACTAGAAAACTACTTTTTTAAGAGGGTTTCACATATAAATCTGACGACTAATGTGTGTAATCAAATAGTCTAGACAGTTAGCTACTGTGATAAACATTGTTCCCTTATCTTTTAATACACTAACAAAGGAGTACCTTATGAAAGGTTATCTTATTAATCCGTTCGACCAAACTATTAAACAAGTTACATTAGAAAAAGACAACACACTAAAACAAATCTATACTTTATGTGAGTGTCAACTTATTGATGCAGTTTACAGTATAGATGATCATACTGTTTTTGTAGATGATGAAGGTTTGTTTGTTGAAAACCAAAGATACTTTAAACTATGTGGTCAGCCTTTAGCAGGCAAAGCTTTAGTATTAGGTGTTGGTGAAGAAGGTGATAGCACAGACGCTGAACTATGGGTTGAAGATATTTTAGAAGAACGAATTGATTGGGTAGCAGAAGGTATAACGTATCAACCTTCTATGTCATTCACAGCTTGGGAGTAAACAAATGTTTAAGTTATTATCAGCACCTGACAGCAATCCTAAAGTTGCTAAAGGTAACAATGAGTTAAGTGATTACATATCTACTATTATGCACTTAAGACCTATAAATACTAAGATATGTCCATTTCAAGTAGTTGCTAAATGTAAAGCACCTTGTCTTGATAATGCAGGTATGGCTAGAGTATTTCCTAGCATACACAAAGCTAGAGAACGTAAGACTGCTTTGTTTTTAAATGACAGACCACAGTTTATGGCACTATTAGTATTAGATGTTATCAAGTTTATAGGTTACTGTACACGTAAAGGTAAAAAGCCTGCTATTAGATTAAACGGAACGTCTGATATTCAATGGGAAACTATTGAGGTTGAGTGTGGTCAAAACATATTTCAAATGTTTCCAGAAGTACAATGGTATGACTACACAAAGATACCTAATCGTAAAGTATCACATATACCTAACTATCATCTGACTTGGTCATACTCAGAAGCTAACAAGAAGTATGCAGATTACTTTGACAGTATTAAATACAATGTAGCAGTTGTATTCAAAGAAGGATTACCTAAGACTTTCAAAGGTTTGCGTGTCATTGATGGTGATAAGACAGACATGAGATTCCTTGACGGAAACAAGCGTGTTGTGGTAGGATTGAAAGCTAAAGGTGATGCTAAGACAGACACTAGTGGATTTGTAATTAATTGGAGAACAGCATGAAATTTGAAGACGCAGTAAAGATTTTATCCTGACCAGTTTGATTCTTGGTGGAAGGGTATTGACAAAGACAAAGACTATCAGAAAAAAGTTGATAAACTTTTAGATGAGGATAAGTCTTATGAAGGAATGAACGAGAAGCTAAAAAAAGATTATTTAAGTAAAATGAGGAGGTAGACTAATGGAGAGAGTATACGAAGCGACATTTAAAGTAGTTGTATCTGTAGTTGCAGAGTCAGAACAACAAGCAGAAGACATTGCTTGCTTAGATGTAACTAGAGGAAAGTTTGACGAAGATGCAGAGTTTGAACGAGCAGAGTTTATAACAATAGAAGAGTATACAGGTACTGTACCTTATCACTTTAAAGATATTATAGACGAGCCACAAGCTAAAGATGATATTGCAATGTCACTAATAGACTAAGGAGATAGATATGAACAAGAGTGATTTACTAAAAGTGTTCTTTACTTTCACAGATGATAACGCTGAGTTAATGTTTAACTATGAAGATAGAAATGGAAAAGAAACAACAGATAGAAAAGTTAAACCTTTCAAGATAGAGTATGAAGAAGATGATGATGCTGTATTAATTACAGGGCTGTGTGCTGTTGCTACTATGCCTTCTGGAGTTATTGATTGGCAACAAAGAAAGTTTTATTTAGAAAGTATGTCTTGTATTAGAGTGTATAAAGAGATACGCTATACAGAAATGTTAGATTCAAAAGCTTGGAGTTAAGTATGAACATATTTTATTTTTATGATAGCCCTGTTAAATCAGCAGAAGCACAACCTGATAAGATGTTAGTGAAGATGCCATTGGAAACAGCGCAGATGTTATGTACTGCACATAGAGAACTAGATGGTGACGAGTATGCAGACAAGGTAGGTTTGTACAAACGAGCATACTGGAATCATCCGTGTACAATATGGGCTAGGGAATGTAATGAAAATTACTCGTGGTTATATGCTCATTTTCTAGCACTAGGAATGGAATACACTTACCGATATGGTAAGGAACATGCAAGTATTGTTAAGTTGGCTAAACCTTTAATGCAATTTCCTAAAAATATAAAGAGTGATAAGATAACACCAGTTGCACAAGCTATGCCAGATCAATACAAGAATGACGATCCTATCAAAGCATATCGTGACTACTGTATCAACGAGAAACACTATGCTAAGTGGGAGAAGGGCAGAGATAAACCTAAGTGGTGGGTGAAGGTGGTGACTAATGAAGAAGCCTAATCCAGTTAAGAAAAACATGGACAAGTTCCATAAACCTAAGACACACAGAGATAAGACTAAGTATAATAGAAAAGGAAAGGTGACTGATGAGCATTAAATTAGTAAGATTAAAAAACCAAGAACTTGTATATGGTGAGCCAGAAGAAATAGAAACTTACTGTGACCAGAAGGATACTTTTATAG